AAGGTGTGATTGAAATAGCACCATTGGCATTCATGCGAGGAAGAAACTTTATACGAGCATTCATAGTGGCAGATGAGTGTCAAAATACCACCCACAGTCAAATGAAAATGTTGCTCACACGTTTGAGCGCAGGATCCAAAATGGCTGTGACAGGTGATTTGAATCAAGCAGATAGACAGCACGACAATGGACTGTTGGATTTTATTGAAAAATTAAATAAAAAAGACAAGGCTCAACGCATTGATATGGTGAGTTTTCACAAAAGAGACATTGAACGTCATCCTGCTGTGCGAGAAGTGTTGGATATCTACGGAGATTAATTTTTTCGGATAATGTGATATCCGTACACAGTGGGACAAACTCCGCTGACTTCACCCACTTGCAATGTGTCGATGAAAGCAACAAAATCTTGATCCATTGTGCTGGGCTTGAATGTGCCTAAATTTCCTTGATTCTGTTTGCTGGGGCAATCACTGTATTTCACAGCAGCATCTTCAAATGTGATCACGCCTTGAGCAATTTCATTTCTTATTCTCACAGCTTCAAAAAGAGCCTCTTCTTGAATTTTAGTGCCTGTGTATCTAGTGGCTCCTTGATAACTGATCAATATGTGACTGGCTCTGTACATGTTATTCCATATGAGAAAGTTTGATCATGGTGGCTGAAAGATTAATTTCAGGATCAGAGATCAATGTATGATCCACCAGACCTTGTTTGATGATTTGAATGGCTTTTTCTTGACGTGCTTCATTTCCAAACAGTGTGATATTATTATACATCCATTTAAAAATATCTTCCACTTCATCAGGTCTCACTTGACTGCACACCAATTTCCTTGCTTCAGTGATCTTGCCCGCTTTGAACAACTCAACCATTTGTAACTTGTAATCTGATTCGCCCATGTCACTCTTTTCAGGCTTCAGCAACACGCCATTCTGTGCATTCATTTGCACCATGTTGATGCACTTTCTAAGATCTGGATATGTGGCTTTGACATAAGTGTCCAATGTTTCTAAATCTGGAGTTATGCCTTCTTGCATTAATATTTCAGCCACTCTGGCTGTGAATTCTGTTTGATCCACACGTTCAATGTGGAATCCTTGACATCTGCTGTGCAGTGCTGGGATCACTCTGTTGGGATAGTTGCAGGTCAGTATGAATCTTGATGTGGTATGATATTCTTCCATTACCCCACGCAGTGCTGCCTGTGCATTGGGTGATAGATAGTCTGCCTCATCCAACAGCACCACTTTGAAATCACCAAATGGAATCATCTGTACAAAATTAACAATTTTGGCTCTCACATCATCCACAGAGTTGGTTCTGCTGGCATTGATTTCCAACACATCTAAATCATTCACTTGCAATTCATTCAGCAGTATTTTGGCCAATGTGGTTTTGCCTATGCCAGCATTGCCGCTGAACAACAAATGAGGAATGCTTTTGTCTTTTACCCAAGTTTGGATCTGTTTTTTTTGATGTTCATCTCTAAACACATATTGATCCAGTGTGCGAGGTCTATACTTTTCTGTCCAAAGTTCTTTCATCAGTTTCTTTTAATGTATTCTTGTCCTATGCCCGACATTATCAAAGGTATGTATATCAACGTCCACCACCAACCCACAAGATGCCCCAATATGTGCAGTGTCATCAGTGTGATGCCCAACACAGCAGTGTTGTTTAATCCAGGACTTCTAGTTTCAGGAAATTTCATACTGTCAGTATATGACAGATTGTGCGGAATGTCAAGTGTTTTACAGCTGACTTTCTTTGGCCACGTACCAATCTTCTGGTTTTTGTTTGGCCCACAGTAGCACGCTTTTGGCTTCCACCATTCTCACAGTGTTTTCTACACCATCAGTTTTGATTTTGGCACCTCTGGTCCATCTACCGTGTTCCACCAAGATCCAATCACCCACCACATATTCATCTGTGTTGTCTCGGCCTTTGGCATACACTTTGGCCCATCTGGGTTTGATACCGTGCACCTTGCCATCATCTGCAGTGAGTATGATACCGCCTTTGGTCTTGAATGAATCAAAGCTCATATCGCTCACAATCACACGATCTTTGATCGGGATCAAGTCTCCTTCGAGAGTATGATATGAACTCATAGTTTATTTTTTCTTAGTGAAGTTTCCTTCAGCGTCTTCTGTCCACTCTTCGTTGGCAGTTTCTGCTGATGCCTTGGGTCTTTTAGTAGGCACAGTTTTAGGATGATCTCTGTAATAATCAGCCAAAACTTCCTCACGTTTGCGAACAATTTTTCCACCAGGTCCCAATTCATCGCCTCGAGCATTCACTCTAGCATTGCCCACAGCTGGAGTCAGTTCGTTGCGTTGTCTCAACAGATCAATATCAACCTGTTTGCCCTGCATGGTACGGTATACTTTGTTACCACTCTGTTTGATAGCCATATTTGTTGTCTCCTATTATGTATGTATTTATCTAAGGAACTCTCTCCAGTCCAAGCCATATTGGATGGAATCTATCCTGTGTACACCCAGCAAATACAGCACATAGGAGGCCACTGAACTGCCTCGGCCCACTCCCCATAACATATTGCTGGATCGCATGTTTTGCACCAAATAATGCAAAAACTTCAGCAGATTGAGATAACCATGCTGTTTGAATGCTGCCAATTCTTCCTGCACTCTCTGTTCACAGCCCACAGGAGTGATGCTGATGATGTGTGATTCAATGTCAAAATTTTTGGCATCATTGGGCATGAACCATTCAGATTGCAACAGTTGGTCAAACTCTTTCACATCCACCAGCATGGGTTGATATGTGTGCAAAGTTTCGCCCACTCCTGTGAGCTTCACTGATTGATTGTAAATTTCTATTTCTTTGTGTGGTTCAAATTGAAGATCCTGCAGCACTGCCAATCTATTTTGATAGATCAAATCGACAGCATCTTGATGATCGAATATGGGTAGTCCTAAACTGTCTGTTCGCATAACAAAGTATTATGCTGTATATTAATCGATATTGATTAAATTGTCAAGATCTTTTCCGGTTTCTTTAGCCATTTTCAATTGTTCTGCTGCCAATCTCTGTTTGAGTTCTTGATTGTACACATCCACAAACACACCTATCTGCTGACGCAGTTCTGGATTACGGCTTTGAAAATATTTTTTGCGCAGTTCAGATAATTTGGCTTCCAATTGAGCTATACTGTATTCTCCTAGATCTTCGGTGAGTGGATGGAACATTGTAAATTCCTCAACTATTAACTGAATGTGCCTAAAAATTTTCCAAACACTGTGGCACCTTGGTTGTAGGTCCAAAACTCCACATACATGGGATCTTCTTGAGCATTCACTATGAATGGTGTGGGGAAAGCAGAATCTTTGTAAATTAATCCAGCATTTTCAGTGCTCCATACCACTGTGCGAGCCACGCCGTCACTTTTTAATTCCACAACAATGCTGCTCATGCCTGAAGTCACTGTGGGCCAGTTGGTGAATGTTAATGTAAGGTTAGCACCTATTGTAAAAGTTTGAAAATTTCCATTGCTAAGACTGATATTTTGTGCAGTGTTTACAGTGCCAACTGAATACACAGTTAAATTATTGTTGATGAACTTTGCTCCAGAAATGGTGTTGTTGGCAAAGTTGTTGGCAGCGTTTAACTTGGCAGTGTTGGTTTGCAGTGTTTCTATTTCTGTTTTGGCAGTGGCAAAATTGGTTTTGATGGTGCTGAAATTATCTCTAAAACCTTGGCTGTTGTTGTCCTGTCCTGCCACAGGATATGTTTCATCTAGGTTAGTTGTGTTAATATTACTGGGCATAGTGTTTCCTTATTGTTGCGTTTATTTATCTGTTTTAATCACTGTTTAAATGTTATATTGATAGCTGGGGAACATAATATACTGTTCCACACCACTGTCTGCCGTGCTGTCTATGATGTATCTGTCAATTTCAAAGTCTATGTTTTTGAAGTCAAAATCATTGTTGTTTAATGCTGCCAAAATACCAGTACTGGTGCCTGGTTGGCAGTAGCACAGCGGCACAGCAGTCACATAACCCAATGCTTGGGTTTGACCTGTTTGTGCAGTGCGCATCCACAAGGGTAAAAACTCATTTTCTGTGTCTCCTATGACTTTAAGATTTTCTCTCATATTGGTGGTATTGCTGATGAATCTTTCTATGTCATTGGCATTGGACACATTTAATACCTTGCTGTCAACTCTAATCACTCCACTGTTGGGTCTAAATCTAAATGTATCTGTGGGGTTGGATACTACCTGACCCACGTTGATCACACTGCCGTTGGCCAGCGTGACCTCCAGTTGACCTGTGCCAGTGTCCAAGGTCAATTGACCTTGTCTTGCATATATCTGAAGATTATTACCAATGGCTCCCACCGCTAGAGGCAAATTATTGTTGGTATACACTGTGTAGGTGTTGCCATTCACATTGAATTTAGTCACGTCATCGATCACTTCTATATCAGTCTGAGTGATGTTGATCTTGTTGGGATTTTTAATTTTTATTTTGCTCTGCACCTGTTGACTGGGGTGATCCTGGGGGTCAATCATTTGCACATACACCACTTCATACACAATGTCATTGGTGCCAGGAGTTTTGGCCACTGCTGTTTTAATTTCACCAAACTGATATCTTTTGCGTCGATGATTCTTCACAGTGGCTGCCACATAATGATTGATAGTTTTGGTTTCAATGCCTGCGTATATCAACATCTGTAATTGTTTCTGCAAACCAAACTGTGTGTCGCTGGGTCTATAAATGTATGCAGGAGTGAATATTTCTGGATCACCCACCAATGCTAGATATGCAGTTCTTTGAGCAGGTTTTAAAAATGGTTTCACATAGAGATTGCTGTACAGTAGATCACTGGCAGCCACCACTGACAAAGTGAAAGTTCTTGTGGTGGCACTGTAGCCAAACTGGTCACGAGCTTCCACAGTGAATGTGAATGTTCTGTCTATGCTGGTGCTGTTGGCATCCAGTGTGAAATCTCTGTCATCAAATGTGGTCAGTCCCAACAGTCCACCTATGGGAAACTGTCTCACTTTGCCTAGAATTTCTCCATCCAGTGCCAAGGTCAATCCATTGGGCAATGCACCTGCAGTGATCACATATCTCAACACAGCATTGGGCACTGTGGTGGTGGCTCGCACTGACAGTGTGCTGATAAAGTTGGCATTGATGCTGCCCAAATCATTGTTGGTGTTCCAGGTGATCACACTGTCCACTTCACCCAATATTTTCACCACAAATGTTTTGTCTTTGATGGCCAATGTTTCTGCGTTGGCTCCAAATCTTGTGGCTCTCACTGTGAATTTGTATTCTTTGGTCACTGCCGGTTGATACGGCACTCTGCCTGCCACTTCACCTGAAGTGCTGTCCAATGTACAACCTGGTGGCAGTGTGCTCACTGTGGCATCATCGTTGGTGGGTCTCAATGTGTAGGCCACATAGCCTGCAAGTGTGTTGGGATCATACAATTCCAAAAACAGTGTGACATAGTTGTTGGCTCGTTTGTAGCCCAAATCTCTAGGAGTCAGCCACTGTGGAGTTCTAATATAGGTTCCGTCGGATGTGAACACACCACCACCCACCTGCAGTATGGTGTTGTCTGCACGTAAAAAATCATCACCCACCACAAATATTCTAAATTTCCTTTTGGTAATGGTGTCACCATCACTCACACTCACTGTGAATTCATAGTATCTGCTCAGTTTGCGAGGAGACTTGGTGGGAATCGCATAGTCATAAAATTCCACATCATAGTAAAAACTTTCAAAACCATTGGCACTTCGCAATCCAAAATCAAAAGGAAAAGCACCATAGGTGTTGGCATCATAGGTACCGCTGGCAGCAGATGTGTCCAAAGCCAATATGGGATCTATCACTCCAGTTAATTTGCCTGATTTAGTCAGTGTGATACCTGGTGGCAGTGTACCATCACCTTTAGCAATGAAATACTCCAATTCATCACCTGCTGATAAATCTGTGTCTGTGGCTTCCAATTGATAATCCACATAAGCACTGTCCAATATGAACAAAGCATCGTTTACTCCGATGGGCAACACTCCAGCTGGTGTGATCCAAGTGGGAGCATCTGGTCCTGCCACTGTGATAGTGTAGGTACGATCTTGAATATTATTGCCCAAACGTGCTCTTAGCACAAATCTTGATTGTGTGGTTCTGGCCACTTCCAATGTGGTGCCCACAATGGCTGAATTTTGCAGTCGTAATCCAGCAGGCAGAGTGCCTGCAATCAAAGCCACAGCATCCACTGATGTGATGGGTAAATTAATGGCTGTGATGGTTCTTTCAGCAATGGTGCCTAAAGAATACCCAGTTGGCTGTGTCCACAAGTTGCTCATATGTTGTATTTATGGAAAAATTAGATAGCACCAAAGTCATGCACAGCAGCACTGGGACCTGCAATAGTACCCATGTCCACAGGATTGACTGAAAAGAATAAATCCAAAAGATTTGTTATGTTATCTTGATTGCTGGCATCCAGATTAATGTCACCCAAATCAAACCCAATAAATGAATCTCTATCGTCTAGATTCAACCCATACACCAAAGACTGCACATTGGCAGCTTGTATTGTGTTCACACCCACAATGTTGTTGTTGGCACCTGTGAGGGTGGCTCCTAATGTGGGGTTGGATTCATTGCTCAACAATGTTGACACTCTCAGTGTGGGAAAACCACCCACTGTGGTCATGTCGGTTCTGGTGGCTCCTGCCAGTGTGCCCAACACTTGTAAAGTGTTGCCATTCACCAATGTGGTCACTGGACCTGTGTTGCCCACTATGCCAAGACTGATGATGCCTGATGCTGCAATGGTGATCTTGTCATTGTTGGTAGTCAGTGTGATGTTGCTGCCTGATTCTAAACTTTTTAACTGTAATTCTGCACCTACTTTTTGATAGAACACGCCTTTCACAGTGCTGCTGTCTGGCAGTCTATTGATTACGCTGGTGTTTTCAGGATCTCTTGCATTCAATTCAGCAAAATTATTATTGACTTTGATAAACGCTTCGCGTAAATCATCACCTGTGCCGTCATTGGCAATTGTTCCTATGTTTATGGTGCTTATGGGCATAACTGTATTTATCTGTGTTAAGTTGTTCTGCGAATTTTAGTTCTGGGAAACGCTGCCCCAGCAGTGGGTTTTTGTCTGTTGTTGATTTTTGGAAATGTGTTGCCACTGATCTTGCGTTCTATTCTATAAAACAAATAAAGATTTGGTGCGCCTTGCAAATCCTGTCCATCTGTGGGACCACCATTGCTGCCAGTTAACTGTGCAGTTTTAGCAATGCCTGTGATGTATGCTTTGGCTTGAGTTTGATTCATGGTGGGATAGGTTTCCAAAGCACACGCCAACACTCCACACACCTGTGGACTGGCCATGGATGTGCCACTGAATTTTCCGATATAAAAACTGGCATTTCTTGGATCAGCAACACCACTGGGTAATGCACTGATAATGGAGGTGCCTGGTGCAAATATATCCACTCCTGCACCACAATCACTAAATGTGACTTTCTGTTCAGTAGAAGTGATGTCCACAGCACCCACGCAGATAGCAGGCAAATTATGTGTGCCCACAGTGGTGTTATCATTGGCAGTGGGACTGGTGCCTCTCATATAATAGTAAGGTTGGGCCACACTCCCTGGATATCTCACAGCCATTTCAAAAGTATTGTTCCAGTCTGGTCCTCCTGGTGTTTCATGTTTCCAACGGCCATTGCCTGCTGCGCCTGTCATAATAATACCTTCAGCATAGGCGTCTTCCAGGTCGTCATCCAATGCTGTGACTCTCACAGGTATACGTTGGTCAGCGATAAATCCCCACGCATTCAATTGCTGCGTGGTGAATGTGCCACCTGTGCTTTTGGCATTGTTGATTCCAGTTTGCAGATCTATTCTAGTGGGTACTGCTTCGTAGAATGTCCACTCACTGATCATGGTGGGACTACCCACTGTGCCTGATACGGTTGCTGTGCCTTCCTGTCTCACTCGGTATGTTCTGTTGGGTGCCACACCTTCCACTCCGTAATAAATTCTCTGTACAGAATTGTCTTTGGCGCACCACATTATTTTGGGCAGTGCAGGATTGGTCACACTGACATTGTTGTAAACTGTGGAACCATTGCCAAAAGTGACATAGCAATTGGTGCCCACAAATATTTGATTGTAGCTCACCCCCAAATAAGTGATGTTGAAAGGCAATGTCAAAGTCCAATAACCATCATCGTTGCCGCCCACAGTGGGAGTGGTGGACGCAGTCAAACTGGCAGCCCCCAACAAACTGCTGCCTATGCTGGCCACTGTGGCCGAAGTGGTGCCTGGAGTGATATTGATATCTGCCATCATGTCAAAAGATCTTGTGGGATTGTTTTGTGGTTGAAACAATGATGTGAAATATGTAATGGTGTAGTTGCCAGCAGTGCTCAAGGTCACTGTGTCATCCACAGTGGCTGTCACACTGCCACCCTCCACACTAGTGAAAGGACCGTTGGTGACATCATACACAGTGGCACTACTGCTGTTTAGAATCTGTATTCTCACACTGAGCGTGGTCACACCTGACTGTGATCCAGCAGCCACTTGACTTCTCACTCTCATGGTAATATTGTTGGCAGTGGTGTTCACAGTGACCACATATTCTGCAGCGGGTTGAACAGTGTCTTGAATCACAACACTTGAGCTGGAAGTCTGTGTCCAGCTGGCAGGTTTTGAGGTCACTGTGCCTTGCACCACAGCCACAGTGCCTGTGGTAGTAATTCTGTTGCCACCCAGTTCCAAATTAGGTAGGTTAGCCAGCAGAGTGGATGTGGTACACACACCACTGGTACCTAGAAAAGTGGTGGAACCTACAGGTGTAAAACGTGTGCCTCTGTATGTGACGGCTGTGATGTCATTCAACGCCCACTCACCGGGAAATATACTCATGCCCCAACTGTTGTTCACTATGGTGGGATTTTTTCTGCCTGTGGCAACATTCACTGCTTTGGTGCTGTGAAACTGTCTCACATAATCTATCACATAAGGAAAGTTTACATTGAATGCGCCAGCAAAATAATAAATGTTGTAAATGTTGGCACTTCTGGCCCAACCTTGAGTGTTGCCTGCCACGGTGCCTGCCACGTGTGTGGAATGATCAGCTTGATCATAGGAATAATTACCGGGTATGGGTGATCCTTTCACTACAGGATCGTGTTGAAACCAATTGTATTGAATATATCTGCTGCCTCCGGTACCGTCAGCGTTCACTGCGTATTCTGGATGACCCGCTACCAAGCCATTGTCGTCACAAATGACCACATCCACGTTTTTGCCAGTTTGTGCCAATTGTATGGTGGCAGTTTGTGTGGTGGTACCATTGCTGCCCCATCCTGCACGCTGTGTGCCTTCGGTGCATCTCAACAAAGCAAAATTTTTCATTGTGGAACCAGTGCTGCTGGATTTGTTCCAATTGTCACTGGTTTGTGAAATATTATTGAGACCTGCTTGGATTCCCAATTCATTTGGATGCAACGTGACTGATTTTACTCTAGGATCCTTTTTTAATTCTGCAGCTTCCCAATCACACAGTTTGTACACAGTGTTTCTGCTGGAAGGCCTACGGTCCTCACACTGCACATCACGCAGTATTTCAGTGTTGGGTGGAGCTATGCCTGCAGTTTCTAAATCTGCATACACAGCATTCAGATCATTGTGATCATACACAGTGACAATGTATTTTTTTGTGGTGACGTAGTCTAGAACATTTGACATAATGTATTATGCCTCTATTTTAATCAAAGTCAAAGTCACAGTAACCGCTGCCGAGCTACCACTCTTGTTGGTCACTCTGCACGGTATGGTGGTGGTGGGCACAGTTTCATTGTTGAATCCCATCACAGCTGGTGACATCAGTATGGTCTGTCCACCTGTGGTGATCACTTCAGCAATCACTCCTGCTCCTGGATCTGGATCCACTGCTTCCAATCTACCGGCATCTGCGGTTCTGCTGGCGCCATCTGTGTACAATCTTACCCAAGCTGCCACTGATGTTTGAATTTTGAGCAGAACATAACCTTTGAATCCTGTGATGTTGAGATCTGCTGAAGCCAAACTGGCCAAACTGCCAGTGGTGCCTGATGCAGTGGTTCTTGCTTCTAATCCTGATCCTGCATTGGAGAATGTGATGGTATCAGTCACAGAGTCGGTGGTGATGGTGATGCCACTGCCCACCAAAGTCAATGTGTCGCTGGTGCTGTCTGCCAACACTGGCGATTGACCTGCCACTGCAATGCTCACAAATGAATTGCTTTGACCAGCATTGATGGTGATGCTGTCTGTGCCACTGTCTGTGGTGATGGTCACATTAGCGCCAGCCACCAAAGTGAGTGTGTCGGTGCTGCTGTCTGCTGTGACTGATGTCTGTCCTGCCACTGCCACTGTGGTGAATACGTTTTGTGTCACATTGGGTGCTGTGTTGGTGATGGTAATAGTGTCTGTGCCTGCATCAGCAGTCATACTGATGCCTGTGCTGGCAATGAAAGTCAGTGTGTCGTTCAATTGATCTGGAGCAATATTGATGCCAGATCCTGACACAGTGATGGTACCAAATGCGTTCAATGGCACAGCACTGTTGATCCAGTTGGCACCATCATATTTCAAAACTTGTCCAGATGACACTGAAGTGATAACCACATCAGTGAGATCATCCAATACCACTGCTCCGCCTCCAGGTCCACCTGATTGCGTTACCCAACTGAGCACTCCTGCACCGTTGGTTTTGAGCACTTGGTTGTTGGAACCACCCAAAATGCTGATGTTAGACACATCCACTTGTATGGGGCCTACCACTTTGCCAGTCACTGCATTGATCATCTGTGTGCTGTCGTTGGCAAACACAGACCCTTGCACATTGCCTGTGACATCACCTGTGACATTGCCTGTGACATCACCAGTGACATTGCCTGTTAAGTTTCCAGTGACGTTGCCTGTTAAGTTTCCAGTGACAGCTCCTGTGTGAACTCCTGCTGTGTTACCAGTGACGTTGCCTGTTAAGTTTCCAGTGACAGCTCCTGTGTGAACTCCTGCTGTGTTACCAGTGACGTTGCCAGTCAAATCTCCTGTGACGTTGCCTGTGAGCGCTCCATATATGTTGGTGAAATGCCCTTGAGACCAGCGGTTGCCCACAGCACCCAAGTCACGTGTGTTGTCCACGTCACTGATGATGTCTGCTGCCACTGCGGCATAACTTAATAAACTTTGTCCTGCACTGTTGCGTATGTCGCCATTCACTGGCAGTGTGAGAATGCCTGTGCTGCCAAATGTCCAGGTCTTGTTGCCCAAACCTGTGCTGCTGGTGCGTATTTCAGCAGTGACATTGATGGGTGCTGTGATTCTTCTGGTGGCCACTGTGTTGAATGTGACATCGTCAGTGGTGTTTAAATTTTGATCATAATTGCCCAGTGATATAAAACTCACATTGCCTGTGCCATCAGTGCTCAACACCTGTCCTGCTGTGCCACCTGTGATGGTGATGTTGGTGATGTTGCCTAGATTGGTGGCAGCAGTCACGGTGAGATTTTGTGTGTTCAAATTGGTGAATGTGCCAGTGGTGGTGGTGATGGATTGTGCAGTGATGCCGGACACTCCTGTGATGTTGGAGCCAGTCATCAATAGATTATCGCCTATGGGCAACTCTTTGATCTTGTTGCCGTCTGCGGTGTCTACTATGAGTGGTAGTCTATTTGCCATAATTTACGCTCTCTTTAGTATATTTACCGTATTAAATTATCTTACCAGCTAGTACCAGTCCACGCTACACGGACCCAGATGTTAGTTGAGTTATTAACATAGTCTTGTTTACAATAATAAATGTACGGGTCAGTGAATACTACCATACCTTCCTTGTCTCCAGCAGCACCATAGCTGTGTTCTGGTACAGTTCCATTAGGGAATGTAGTTCTACCATCAGTGCCAAATGTCCAAGAGTTGCTGTTGGCTTTCACAGTCACAGGAGGATTTAGCCCTGCACTTATTTTTACATGACTGTTTGCACCGCCCAA